CGGTTCGTAAACACTACCGGGAAGATTAGCTGGTGTAAGTATATTTACTAATGCTAAGGCAGTCGAGGAGCCTGATGCACCACTAAAGAATCCTGTTGTATTTTTAAATTTTGCAGGGCTTGTTTGCCAGAATAGTGGCGATGATGGATCTACCGATGGTCCGCCAGGGGTAGGAACTAAATCTAATAATGATCGACCTGTATTTGGCGGATTAACTCTGATTGTAGATTCAAACTGCGGCAAATATTCATCGTAGAAGAATTTATTAACCTTAGGGTCTTGCAACATTGTCTGTATTGTGTTTATAAGAATTTGTTCTATCGTTCCTGAATTAGAAGAATCTTTAACAACTTCCATTAGAACATTCTGATTGTCTCTAAATAATGTACCATCTTGGCCAAATATAATTAAGTCTTTATGGAAACCAGTAGAGTCATTTAAATCAATATATCGACTATCCCCGCTGAATGTTCTAGCTATTGCTTGTAACTTTGTAATTTGATTACCGTAGATAAGTGGTAGAACATTATAGTCACTACCATTAACCATACGAGATTGTGTTGAGAATACTTCTGGAGCACGTAATTTGATTTGATCATCTGTTTCAGATGGTGCAGCATTACCGATTGTTTGTTCTAGATTAAAGATAATCTGCAAGGTATATGTTTGCTGATCTACACCAACATATGGAATATTGATTTGTAGACCTTGAGCATCATTTGGTCTAATAACTAGTGCCTGGTTTGCACTAATACGTGTCCAGAATCTAAAAAGTCCTGTAGGTACATTGCCGAAATTACCATCAGCAAATCTAACAGTAATAGTATCATTGGCACCTGTAAGTACATCAAAGATATTTCTTTGTGCAAATTGAATACTATTATAAATAATATTTTCACCAGCCAGTGCAGGTACTTTAAGCCATTTGGTTATAACATTACCATTCTGATCAGTTTCCTGCACATAGACATCATCCTGATTAATATTTTGTACATTAATCGGGAATAGTCTACTCGGTACAGGAAAGTCAAAACTCGTATCTGTATTGATTAAATTGCCTTGTTTAAAATACAAGAAGAATCCTGTATTGGCAGATGCAACTCCTAAACTATCATTTCTGTATATAAAATTAAACGAATTAGCTGGATCTGGATCACGTTCAAAAATTGTTTGATTTGTTATAAAATCTGGATTGCAAATATCAATCGGATATTGTTGACCATTAATAGTAATGATAGCCTGATATGTAACATTTTGTCTTAACACGCTATTCAATTGATACAGATCAGTTGGAATACTACCAATTATGCCACTCTTTGTTGGGCGGCCAAACGGGTTAAGCTGACTAAACGAGGCATTGCAGATTTGCACAAATTGATCGAACCAATCAGGATTGTTTGGATCATTCCAGTAGATAGGTGTACTACCTATATTAATTCCGTTTGCGTCTGTTAATGCTTGATCTGTTTGTACTGAGGCAACCTTAAATAAACCACTGGCAGCAATATTTCTACTAGGCACATAATTTACCATCTGTGCAAGACGGATAATACTTTCTCTACGTGTGGCAGTATCAATAAAGTTTTCACGACTATTTAAGTCGGTTCTAAATGCCAAACTTGTGCCGAAGTATGCGATTAATTCAATGATTGCAATAAATTCAGAACTTTCAATATAGTCATTGAAATCTTCAGGATAGTATGTCTGAATGTAATTAATTAATGCTTGCTTTAGAGTATCAAAGTCATAGGCTGTATAATCAATGAATTGATATGCTTGAAAGATTTTTTGATAATCTTCAGCAGCGAAAAGATTACTCTGACGAATACTTGCTGACATTTTATTCTTCTACCTTTATCATATTCCACGAACCGTCGAGATTATACACCCTTTTTCGGCCTCGTTTGGCATCAGATAATTTCTGACAGGTTTCGAGCGAAGGTCTAATACCTTTATGGCTGTTACTTAATTTTTGTTTGAGCTCGTCTGTCATTTTCTTTCCTTTGTGCCACGGGATCTGTCCCTTATGATTCTCTGATAATTTTTTCCTAGTCTCTGGTGAGTGCGAATGCTTGCCCATATTTGATTCTGATATTCTTCTTTTTGTTTCTTCAGATCTTTTCATACCAGTATGTAGACTTTTCGATAGTTCTCTAAATTCCCCAAACAATCTATTCGTTATTCGTTGACCATTGTGATATTTGTTCTGTAGGGTACACATGGATTTTAACGCAAATTTCAATTTTATATTTTCTGGATATATTCTTACAAGAAGTAAATGCGCTAAAAAATGTTCTCTTGCTGTAAGTTTAACTATATTATTAGATTTGTTTGTACCATTCATACATTTAGGAATAATATGGTGCTTCTCTGAATATTCGGTTAATTGGCGAGAGATTGAACGAAATACAAGTTGATTATAAATGTTAAGATAATTCATCCTAGAACGACTCCTGATCTGTTAGGGAGAAAATTGCGAACAAACTATCCGTAATATTATTGGGTACAAATAACAATACCATAGCAACCGTTAGAGCTTGATCACTTTGAAATACATCAATAGAGACCATCTGGACACGAGGATCCGATTGAACTACTCTTACTGCATCTTCTATTATTACATTTTTTGTATATTCATCAAATGGATCAAACAAATAAGAATAGATATTTGTTCCGAAACCCGGTAACATTACTCTAGAGCCCATTGGTGTAGCAAACTGATTTAATATATCTCTTTTAACTAAATCAACATTGGTTAGTGAATAAGGAGGCGAAGGCTGGTTTACTGTGTTGAATCCAACAAAGTAAGGCTTCCTTGGGATGATGTTCTTTTGAACTAAACCTCGTTGATTTGATGCCATATAATTCTCTTTCTGTTATTTATCAACAAAATTATATGGTGTTTTTATTGCGGGATTTAAGCGTACCTTTTTAGCCCACCCTTGTCGTATTTATTGTGCCACATTGTCATGACTTTAACTGGATCGCCGGGTTTACGATTACCATTTTTATTATAGCTTAAATGATACCATACGGAGCCTGATTTATCACTATATTCATATATCATTTGATCGTATGGAATATTATCTCTTATCCAGGGTGCCATCTCCCAATACTTGTCGAGACTCCATCCCGGGAATTGAAAATCCATAGCCATTCCTAATGTGTGTTGACTATGATTAGGTGCTGGGCAGGTTTCTTGATTTCTTATTGCAGAGTTTATTCTAAATTTACCGAATTTAGCTAAAAGTGGTTCTGCTACATTCACAGCCAGGGCCTTTAAATTATTAAATCGATCTGTAATATCCGTAAAATTAGTAAGTTGATTAGGGAAGAATGCATTGATAGTAAAATCTCTGACTTTAAAATTAGGACTTAATGGTTCGTCATAATCGCCGGACCATGCTCCTTGAGGTACTGGTTTACCTGGAATATATGGCGGAACCTTGTCATCGGAAGCAAGTGGAGGTGTTGTATTTGGCCCGGGCAACGATGTTTGTGTCGATGGATTACCTACCTGGACACCATTGGCACCATTTGCATTATTGCCGCCGGCTATGTTACTATTGTATTCGTCGAANGTNGGATCGCCNTTNTCGCCGCCNAGTTCTTCTAANANTGCNNNGGCATTTTCNGCNTCGCTTGTTGACATTGTCACTCCACCAACAATCACAGTGGGCGCTTTACATCCGGCCATATTATTCCTTATGATATCGTTTATTTGCAGCGTCTCGCATCTTCTGTTTTGTTTCAGTAGACATAATTCTGCCTTTTAATTTTTCAGATTTCTTTCTTTTTGTCTCTGCTGACTGTGGTGGCCTATTTTTAGCCGATTCTTTCATTTTCAATCGTGTCTCTTGGGTTGGACTTTTTCCAAAACTATGATTCTTTTCTCCCGATCGGGATGCAGACATTTTCTGTTTGGTTTCTTCTGTATGTCGTCTACCTATATTTGCGTTTCTAATTTTTTCTTTTGTCTCATCTGATACTATATGTCCCATATGTGCATCTGACATATTCTTTCTTGTTTCGGGAGATCTATTTTGTTGGGCATAAGTTATTCTGTCTTGTACGTCTTTTGGTCTATTCTTCTGAGCTATAGACATCTTTTGTTTTGTTTCATTAGAAATAATTCGATTCGACATTATTTCCGAATGTTTTTTTCTTAACCACCCATATTCTTTATTATTTTTTACACGATTTGTCATCCACTTAGCCGCATATATTAACTTAGGATCATTATATATTTTAATCAATAACAAGTGTGCAATAAGATGTTCTTCGGGTGTAAGATAAACAAGATTATCTTTATGATTCGTCCCACCTATGCATATCGGTAATATATGATGTTGTTCTTTATATATTTCGAGATTTCTATATTTTGCTCGATCTATTAGATTATTATAATGTTGTATATAGTTCATACTATATTTATCATGTCGGCCACTTTTTATCGCAACCATTAGGGTCGACATTTTGTACAATCATTGTTATAATACGTGGACCACGTTGTCCTACCTGATTAAACCATGCAGAACTCTTTAATTGGGCTCCTGCTTCATTGAAGTTACTGGCTTTCATTGCTGCTAAGAAACTTTTGAATTTAGATAGGCCGCCTTCACCCATATTGTATACTAAATCTGCACATGCACGTTTTCTAATATCAGATAAACCGCCCCAACAATCCATACCTAACAATCGCTGAGCGCCACCTATAGAACTCGGTGCATCAGATTGGAACCACGTGTTGACCTGCGCTTCGGAGATAGTGGTCGGTACCGGATATTGTGATATTTCATTTTGACGTAATAAATGGCCAATGCCACCAGTTGGTAAACCTTTCGTATCTTTATAAGAGACGTATTTTACACCTTCATTTATCTTTAGTTCGCATTGATAAGCAGCCATATTAAAGTCTTTGGATATTGCACTATCTTCAGCAGGTACCGGTGCAATATCTTTATTATTTGCACCCGGTGTCGTGTTAGTTGCAGGAGATGATGTTGCTCCTCCACCAGCACCACCAGATCCTTCATATGTCTTTGATCCTTCTGTCTGTTTCGGAGTATATCCGCTAATAGACCCAAAGCTAAATTTCTCATGTTCTGGACATGGTTCATATGTAGGAAATCTAGAAAGTGTTGTCTCTAATGATTCAGCCTTTCTCTTAAATTTATCCTCTGGAATAAGTATTGTCCACTGTTGTGCAGGAAATGACGCCGCTGCGGGTTGCCCACCCGCATTGCATATATAGATAATATCGTTATTGGTAACAAGATCGCCCGAATTATATGCTGTATCTTTTTTCCATTTAGGATATGTTACTGTAGGAAGCCATGTTGCAAGAATATTAACCTTTTCAACTAATGGTTTTACTTCGGCCTGTTTAGCAATGCCGGATGTCATTGCAGGTTGTGCAGCAATTGGTGAATTTAGTGATGGTGCGGCACCCGGTCCACCAGTATTCGCACCCGGTCCACCGCGAAGTCCAGGGAAATTTCCTACTATGGTACCACCTGTTATATTACCAGTGATATCCAAGTTTCCGTTGATACCTACGCTGGTCCCTATTCCGACAGATGATGCATCTAATGAGAATGATCCTGCGGCAGTTTCTATAATATTACCCGATGCATTGAGACTCATATTGGCACTTGTGCATAATACTAAATCACTTGCTGCTACCACAGATATACTGCCGTTTGCTCCTACTCTAATATTACCAGTTGCCACTAAATCAATAGCAGCCTGAGTAGACATCTTGATGCCTAATTTAGCATTATAATCTTGACCAGCAGCAATAGTTGTAAGACTAAATGCATTGCCAATGTCGATGTCCATATTATTATTGACAACCGTTAAGAATGCATTATTCTGCGTGGTGCTATGCCAGTTATTAAGAGCCTGCATAACAATATTACCGCCGTCACCTAATCCCTCGCCCTTATAATTCCATACAGGAATAGTCTTTGTCTTAGGTACATTGTTCACATCATATGTGAATACTGTGGTTTCTTGAATTGTATCTTTAGCAGCTTTCATAAAGATATTCTGACCAGCTTCAATATTAACATTTCTATCAGCACGAATATTAATGTCTTTTTGCCCACGTAAAGAAATAGTAGCAGCACTAAAAATATCTATATTACCTGTTTGGTCCATTTGAACCCATGCTGTACCATCACGATTGATCATATAAACAAACCCATTTGTTTCATCTAATCTAATCTGAGCACCAGTCTTTGTAACAAGTTGAACATATTCTGTTCCATCACCATCATCCATAATGAATGACGAGCCACCTTTTCTCCTAAACTTGTCAGAAGTTACATTGGGGTCAATGACAGGACCCGGAGTAATAATACCAAATACGGTACTAGGCGCTTCTCGTCTAGCACTCGATGTGGTTGTTCCGCGGCTACCATCATTAATAAGGCCTTGATTACCTACGCCTTTGAATTTTGTCTTTTGATACGGTTTAATTGCGCGATCGGGCTCAACTACATTGTCCCATTTATTGTATTCTGCAATAGGAATAACCTTACCCGGATATTCCCAATTTTTAGCATCAGCCGCCATACCCGGAATCATATTATTCATGAATTGGTTGTATAAACATCCGATCCATATTCCTCTCGATGAATCGCCATTGATAAACATAATCAATACTTCATTTCCAACATCCGGCGGGATCATCCACATACCATATGATGTCTGAGTCTGATCAAAGGAATGTGTATCAGTGTCACTTATGGTATTAACATTCGTAGCACCTGCAAATGGTGAACAATAATTAACAATAGTCCATCCATCTTCATTATCTGGTGCTGATCCAAACTCTGGTATCCATACTCGCAATCTTCCATTACGCTGAACGTCTGTTGCTTCTTTTATGAATCCCAGAAATACACCAAATAGTGATGTAGATCTTCCAGCGGCCTGAAAATTATCAGTTGATGTAGCTTTTGTAGTTCTTGTCGAAGTATTTAAGTATCCCATGTGTACCTATTAAAGTTGTGGAGGTGGCTGCTGTGCCAATTGTTGTTCCAGTCTCTGTGTTGCAGTTAATCCAGCATTAGATGGTATATTCGATGTCGGTTTATTTGTTGCTGTTGGATTAACGCCCTTAGTGCTATCCTGACCCTTAGGTAGATTTGCATTACTAGCAAGTGGTTGTGTTTTTACAGCCGATGGTGGTAAACTGTTACTTGAAGATTGTACCACAGGATCTATTGTTTGAGATGCTTTTTCTATCGATGCCATAAAAGTAGCTAATTCTGTATCAGACAAATTAATTACAGGATCTAATATGCATTCTATATCTTGAGTAAATTTCCCGGCGGCAAATTTACTAACAATTCGGACTAACTTATATACACCACTAAATGATTCTACTTCAGTATAAGGGTCTATAGATCCAGTAGTATCATTGTAAATTCTAGGAGTCCTAAAACGAACAACAAGAAAATTATCTGTTCCGATTATATTAGCCGATTCTTCAACATTTTTTCTTTTTTGAGCTAATTTAATATCTGCTATGGCTTCTGCCGGTGGCATATTCGATTTATACATAAGTGACTTTGCATCGGCAGCAATTCCTCTAGGAAATAACCAGAATGGATCACCCTTAATTGTTAGTTTTATACTCTGCATACTGGCATCTAATCCCGAATGTAATGCTGTTGCAAACATAGTAGAAGTTCTAGCGCGACCTGCATCCGCAGCAGGGTCTACGCCTTTAAAGTTACCTTCTTGAACTGCATCCCTGGTGGGTACAGGTCTTAATTTACCTTTTGCTAATGCTGCTGAGGTTGCTGACGTCTGGGCAGACATTGCAGCAGCAGCAGTGGCGGTTACATTCACATCAGAGATAAAATGTAATCCATTCTGTGGCGCCGCAAGAGATTTTGCATTTGCTGCCGATTGTGCTAATGTGGTAGCATTTTTTTCAGCAAGGGCTTTTTTATTTGCGGGCTGAGCATATTTAAGCACTTCAGCGATTTGGTCTTGTTTAGCCTTACTAATCTTTGTTGCTGCAATTGATTTATTTGCGGCCGCTACAGTTGCACTAAGATCTGTTCCTGGTGCTGCATCACTAATAAATTGTAATGTCTTTCTAGCAATTTCTCCTGCCTTCTTTTCATCACCGGCGTGATCTTGCATCGCCGCGCCTTTAGTTGTGCCGGCTGCACTATCAACATATATACCACCGAAGCGTGCTGTTGCAGCAGCAAA